AAGAGAAACTCAAGTACTTTATGGATAATCCTCAATTGGTTCAATCTATTGTCGGCTATCACTGGATATTATCCGCCCTTTGATGGGATAAATGGTATAAGAATCTGTTGAGATAGCAACTGTGCCCAATGGCTATTGGTACGATCAGCTAAATCTCCAATCCGGATTTTAACTTGGCCGGTTTTATCGCGCCGCATATCATTAACATTAATTTCCAACGTGCCTTCAAATTCTAGGTTTTTGATGGTAATACCGTTGGTTCCTAAGCCCTTAGCCACACGGCCACCAATCCATTGACGCAGAGTAGGAACTTGACCCAACCACTTGTAGGTTTCAATTTCCTGATTGCTATCAAAATGAACAGAGGCATTGTTGATCCAACTATCGCCAGTATATTGTTCTAAAGCGGCATAATACGCGCCAATAATCGCGCGGCTGCCTAACGCCTTAATAGACATCCGGGTTCTCTCCTATTTTTTATTTAATAAAACAGTGGAAACTACTTGGTCATTTGGGCAATTGCATTAACCTGGGCAGCCAAGGAAGCAATTGCATTGCGGATTACCCCATTGATAACCCCTTGCGCGGTTAAATCAGCAGGTGTGCCAGAAGCAATAGCAGCAAGAGTAGTAGAAGCCGTGCCGCCAGTGCTGTCAGTCAAGGCTGAAATTTTCCCCAATTCAGGAGGGTCGATTTCCACCATTGCATTACCACTACTTGTAAAACGAACAATGCGCCCAATATAACTATTGCCGGTAGCCGTAAGCGTAAAAGTACCATCATCCGAAGCGTAAACTGGCTTATCGACATCAGTAATCGCTAATCCGGAAATGACCAATTCGGTCTGACCTACACGACGAGCGCGGGCATAAATAGCACCTGCAACACCGCCAGTATTGTCATAAGGATCATCTGCAAAACCACGGAACGGATCGCCAGCTTGTAAAGCCCGTATAAATCCGCTGCCATTGTCCCCAAGTGCTGAACCTTCAAATACAACCGCCCCGGCTGCCATTCCGTAATCCTGAAAATCGCCCAATTGCCAGTTGCGGGGAGTATCTTGTGTTAAAGCCATGAGTTTTACTCCTTTTTATGTGTAAAATAAAAACTATTATTCGTAGAGTTTGGATTTCAGCTTGATTAAGCCTTTTTTGTTGGCTTTTTCGTATGCGATGTAATCTTTCATCTCAATGAAATCTTCACGAATAGAAGGCACATTTTTCCAGTTTTCCTCGCAACGTGCTTGGGTTTCTTCGTCAGATTCATTTTCAACAGCGGCCTTGGGCTTATCAGAAGTGGTAACGGCAGGCGCTTCGGAAACGGGTGCGGGTTTGGGCGCATCATTTCTCAGATTTTGCAAATAATTGCTGTTTTTCTGCTTCTCAGCAGCCAACACTTTTACGGCGGCTTCAGGGCCACTGGTGGTACCGTCAAACTTTAATTCAGCAATCAGCGCTTCATGACCCGGCATGCTTTGATCTTCAACTGCCTGGATGCGTTTACGCTCATTTTCAGCACCTTGAATTCTGCCTTCTGCGCGGAAGCTTTCAGCAATTTCAGGATGACTTGCTAAAACTAATTCCCGAGTGATTGCTTGAGTTGGGTTTTCAACCGACATGGTTACTTTTCCTCCATTATTACTTTGATTTGAAGTCTTACTTTTTTTGAGATCTGCAATAACGCCTTCTAGGGAACCAACCTTGTCAGCCAATCCAGCGCTGACAGCATCTTTCCCGACAAATAACCCACCTTGCCCAAAATCGGATAAAACAGTTTCAGCATCCACATTCCGGTTACGCGCAACGGTGCTGACAAACACTTCAGATAAGCTATCAACCATAGCTTGGATCTGGGCCTTGCCTTCATCTGTCGTAATATCCGGGCTTTTCTTGGGGGATTGGCTGCTGACGATTTGGCCAACGTTTTTATTGGAATTCTTGTCATAAGTGATGATTGTTCCGATGGATCCCACACGGGCGGTATCATTTACCACAATCTGATCAGCTGCGGAAGCAATCCAATAGGCCGCAGAAGCGCCCATATCGGAAACATAAGCCGTAATAGGCTTTTTGCCTCTGGCCTCATAAACCATATTGGCAAATTCAGAAACGCCGCTGGTCGTGCCGCCAGGGCTATCGACTTCCAACACAATGGCTTTTACGGATGGATCTTCAATCGCCTTGGTAAAATCGGTGGCCAACATCTGAATGGAAGTTGCGCCGCTGATTTGGGTCATCCAGTTGGCATAGCGCATAATTGGACCGTTCACCGGAATGATGGCAACCCCATCCCGCATTTCAACGGATTGGGTATTTTTCAGTGGCCTGCCAAGTTTGGCCGCAACTGCTTCCGGATCTTCATTGGTACGCTGGGCAATTGCAGCGATAGTATCAAGCGATTCTTCCAAAATGGCCCAGGATTGACCGACTACAAATTCATAAGCCCGGCCCTGCTTTGCGTTTTCGTTACTCATCGCTCTTTCCGTCTTCTCCTGGCATTACTAGACCTTTTGGCGGCAGAACAGGATTTTCAAGCCCGGCATCCCTGCGCATGGTTACTTCCCTTACGCGCTGGCGGTGATTGTCTTCCCAATTGCCGCCGTTCATCTGCTCTGTTTCTTGTTCAATCGTGCTGAATCCAGCATTCACCCGCTCAATTGCCGCATTCACTTCCTTGAGTTCGTCAATTTGGCCACGAGCTGGACCAATCCAATCAGCCCTTGTGTAAGCCTTGCGAACGGAAATATCCCCATTCAGGAAGCCCGGCGCTGCTATTCTACCCAGTGCAACCGCTTCTTCCAGCCACGCTTCATAAACCATTTGGCAGAAGTTATCTGCAAATAGATTGCGCTGGGTCATGAAATATTTCCAAGCTTCCAGCAGTGCTGCCCGTGAAGCACTATATGAAGCAGTAAAGTGTTTGATTAAAACCTCGAATGGAAGTTCTAGACCGACACCGATTTGACGCAACACCGCCATAGTAAATGGATCGAATGCTTGGTTCGGTCTACCCGGAACTGGGGAACTTACCTTTTCACCTGGTGCTAAATAAGCAATTGCTCCATTGCCAAGCTTAATATCAGAATCGGTAGCCTTTGCACCTGTTTCGGCAGTCGGATCCATCGGGCCAAAACCATCTGGAAAATCAGACTCCACAAACAGAGTAAACATGGCGCTTACAACAGCTGCCATAACCTCTGCATCGCTATAAGTACCCAGCTGTTTAAGGGGTTCTATAACAGGCGCAAGATCCGGAACGCCACGCGATTGACCAGGGCGATCCTTGGGGTAAAGGTGCAATACATTACGGCGGCCAGTTGTAGCTCCGAAGGCTTCATACCGATCCCATTGATATTGCTGCCCCACGGTAGGGTTGCCAGGGTGCCGCCGCAAAATATGATAAGCAATCGGTGCGCCAGCTTCGTCCTTCTCCACACCACCTGCCAGGGTTGGAATGTCAATTTTCCAGTTGGGGTTTGTTACTCGATCCGCTTCAATCACCTGAACACAGGTGCCATAAGGAAAATTCGACCGCTCCCAATAGGGTAGAAGCGCAAAAACATCACCGTTAACTAGCATTTGCCATAAAACCAGCCGTTGCAGGCCGTAAAAGTTTAAAGTCCGTTCCCGGTCGCATTCCTGGGACTCTGCCCAAACCTTAAATTCACGTTCTACGGTGCGCTCCCATTTGTCAGCGGCATCCGGCGTCATGCCTAAAAATTCGGCATCAACGCGAGATTGTAACTTTAGGCCGGTCCCAACCACGTTGGTTACTTTGGTTTTTATGGCACCAGTTGCAAGCGGATTGTTGCGTGCCAAGTCTCGTGAGCGTTCACGCAGCAAATGCAAATCAGGCAAGATATCATAATCAGCATCTGCCTTGCTGGACTGCCACTCTTTTGTTGCGCGGCGATCACGGCGCCCACCGGTATAACCACCAGTCATGGCCAACATAGTGCGATGCGCTATACGCTCTCTACCCCATTTTGGATTGAAGTAGGTAATGGCCTTGTCCAGCAGATTGGGTTCAACTTTGGGGAAATTGCGCGGAACTTGGATCATGTTGGCGTTGCTCCCCGCAAGCGGATTCCACCATTGGCTTCACGAGCCGCCATAACACGCAAATATTTTTCTCTTGCGGTCAATGCAGCCAGGTCAGCCCGCTGCAATCTGCGTCCAGCAATCTCATAAGATTGTCCAGACATAACTTTGGATATGGCTGCCTGAACCTCTTCAAGCTGTTGAGCGTAAGTCATAGCCATTAGAGTTTGATCCCTTCATGCCCCATCCGGCGGCCTTTCTGCTGATAACCAGTCATAGGCGCAGAAGCGGGTTGTCCTTTTACTTTGGGAATCCTGGCGGCTAAAGCATCCCAAACAGGATTAATCAGCTTGAGCGCCGCATAATTGTAAACGTTGATATCAAGTGGCTCATTGGCCGCGCCTTCTTTTTTGGTCCATTCCTGGCGCGGGAAACCTTTGTGGTACTTGATCAACATTTTTTCCGCTGTCAGCCCTTTAAAGAATTCTCGGGAATAGGCCACAGGGAAGTGATAATAACCTGGGCCTGGTTCCTCTTTTTTGAGTCGAGCGTAAATATCGGTTTTGCCCTGATCAATTCCGATAATGAACAGGTCAACTGGACGCTGATTCTTACCGGTACGCTTTTTCATCGCTGGACCAAGTATTGGGCGAGGTCCATCGTCACCTTTTATGGCAAAAATCCGGCGGGATTGGCGCGGCTTGCAGTAGGCATAGACCCGATCCGCTTGATAACCTGAATCAACAAAAGTGACCCAAATTTTCATTTTTAGGCCGCTTTCGTGCTCAAACTCCTGGTTTAATACATCATCCAGGGCTTTCCACACAGAATCTTCTTTTGGATCACCGTAAAGTATCCGGTATTCAATGCCCCATGACTCTTCGCCGATGCCCCAGCCCTTTACTTCCAATTCCAACCGGTTGGCTTGAACGTCAACGGCTGCAGTTAGGAGTAGAGCCCCCATAGGAACTTGAGCTGGATATTCTTCACGGCGTCCAAACAGAGCTTCATCATCAACCGTTTCACCGGCGCCACCCCAAACCTCGCCAAGTGTCGTATTGATAAAGGCTTTCAGGGTTTCAGGATTATTTTTAACCTTTAGGAATTCGCAAGCTATTTCACCCCAACTGGACCAAGGGGAATAGGCTTCCCAGATATGAAAGCCAACAACACCGTTATAGGGTGCCGTTGCTCTCCATTCCCCGTTTTGGATCATCCAGTGCTTGTGAGACTCGGGAATAACGGAACCACAATGAGCGCAGACATAATATGCGTTTTGCGCTTGACCGTCCTGCCATTGAATCTGGCTCCAGCGGAGGTAATCGTATTCACTGCACTCAGGACAAGGGACAAAGTATCGGCGCTGATCCGACTTTTTCCATTCATCATCCGTTCTGGAAGCGTCCTCAACGGTAGGCGTCCCACCCATGAGCAGTTTCCAGTTGATTCGGAAGGTTTTGGTCCGTTTTTTCGCCAGTAGGATGGGATCACCCTCTTCACCGGCGGAAGCTGGATAGCGATCTACCTCGTCAGCAAGCACAATCCGAATCGGGCGGCTGGCCAAGTTAGTTGGGGCATTTGCGCCAATAGCGGTTAAATGACCACCGGGAAAGGTTTTGTGAAGTATAGTGTTTCCAGAATCTCTGGATTTAGCATCCCCCACCTTGTCTTTTAAACAAGCGGTATCCCGTATCATCGGGGCAAGACGATCTTTGCTCCAGGCTTCTGCCATCTGCTCAGTGGGCTGGATAATCATCATGGGGCAAGGATCTTGATCGATAAAATACCCGATGATGTTGTTCAGAATTTCCGTCCATCCAACCTGAGAGGACTTTTTAACAACAATGGTATGAATATCCGGATCCGTTACAGCGTCCATGATGCCGCGCTGGAACTCTGCCCGGCTCGTGTCCCACTGTCCAGGCTCAGCGCTCCCTTCGGGGGATAGTTTCCTGTTGCGATCAGCCCATTCACTAACGGTCAATTTGGGTGGTGGCATCAAAGCTTTACGCCAGGAGGCAATCAGACTACTCTGTTTCTTGCTCTCCATCGTCTTCTGCAACCTCGTAATGCCCTAACTCCTCCAGGGCTTGATATATTTCTCTATCCAGAATGGCTTTGATCTCTATGGCATCTGAAATAAGGGTGAGCCGGTCAGCAACTTTGGGTGATATATTCAACAATCGAGCGCGGCAAGCACTGTAAGAGTCAATGCCAGCCTTCTCAATTTCCGTAAATTCAACCAATTCCCCTTGCAGTTTCCGCAAATTGATTTCCGCAATGGATGCTTCAGCCGCCATCTTTCGCTTTTTGGCTTCATCGATATCAATATTGGCAATATCACCAACTTTATTGGTAACAGCCCTGTCCTGAAGCCACTCAGCAACAGCAGCGCTATCAAATTCCCATTGTTGGCCTTTGCCTTTGGCGCGTTTGACATAAGGACATCCTTCACGCACCCATGCATCAACGGTTGTGAGTGCCACACCAAAGAATTTTCCAAGGTCTGCACGGTTGAGAGACAGCCCTTTTACCGAATTTTTCATAAAATCCCTAATAATTTATAAATAGTAGTAGTTCGGATTTTAAAATTTTTTTTCTACCTACAGCTCGGGGTCGCGCGTCACCCGCGATTCCCGGGGGCCAGAAGGACCCGAGGTCTAAAGTATATACTTTATATGGATTGCAACTGATGTGCGGGCGTGGTAGGGGACTGGTGCTCAGGGTCAGAACTTGGCCAGCTTGTTCGAGCCCACCGCATCTTTGAATGACAACTCAAAGTTACGCTCGAAGCGTTCCTGTACTGTCTGTTGCACAGTGGGCATAAAGTTGAAGCGTGGCTTAACTGTCGCTTCATGCTTGAGTACATACATTAGATTGACGTGTGGGCGTGGCCAGCCTTTGCTATCCTTCTGTCCTGTACGCTTCCAGATACCATACACACCATGTACAGTGCCTTTGAAATACTCCTGCTTGTTGTCCAGTAATGCCCTTGGCTTCATATCCCTGCGAATCACGCCTCGGCTGTTTTCGCCTTGTCTAACATATGTGGTGCCTTTGCTGGAAGCAGGGATTGCTAGGTTCTGACCATGAGTTGGTGTCTTCTCTCCACCTTCTTCCTGACGAACCATAAAGTCGATGCTGAACTTACCATCTGAGCGGGTATAAATGCGCGCTCTCAGATTCTCCTTACTAGCTGGTTCAATGCGTATGCCCTGCTTAACAAAGTTATTCCTTAACATGAAATCTTTATCAAGCTCACGTCTGACAGCATCCTGTGCATCCTGTGCTGTCCACGTCAACGCACGCGCACCAGCAAACGGCAATTGTTCTTTTGCCACATAAGTCAATGAATCAACAACTTGGCTGGAATCGACTTTGATTGTAATCATCAACTGGTCTCACTATTGGGTGAATTGGTCCTGCTGTCGATAGGTTTGACTGGTCAATAAAATATTTCACCACTTCCGGCAGTAATTCTGATTTACCGACAGAAGAGGTTTTGAGAATTACAATTTTCATGATTTACATCTCTATACACAAAATGGCGCTTTGGGGGAGTGGAAAGCGGAGAGCTTAAGCATCTGGCTAGGGTTTGCCAGTCTCCCCCAAAGCAAACTTCGTTACCCTTTTGATGCCACCACAATGGCTTTTGTGGCGAACATCAAAGATTCTTCTAATTTTGTAATGGCAAGAGCACGTTCTCTTGATGGAGGAATGGTATGCAATTTGTGAAGTTGATAATAATAATCATTTCGACAAAACTCTAATCTTTCTGTCGTTTTTTCATTAGGCTTAATATACCCAAAGTGAAATTTATTCACTTCATCCAAATTGACTTCATTGTCTCCATAATTTAATGGTTCCATCTCTATTACCTCTCTCTATACAAAAAGAAAAGCAGGGCTGTTTAGTAGCCCCGCATTAGTTCATCACCTTTTCGTTCAATTCAAAGAAAAAGCGGGATCCCCTTACAAGTTCCCGCTGCTTTACCTCTTTTATCCCGGTTAGATATTTTTCAATTCTTTTGCTGATGCCTCACTACGGATGCTTACAGCCCATAAAATCTTTTTATAAACCCGTTCAACTGGACGAGACATCATCAACGTGCCTTCACCAACAATCGGTCTGGCTCTCATATCCTTTGGCCCTTTGCCGGGTTTATCAACCATTTTAATAAGCACTGCTTCACCATTGTTAATGTAATCAACCCATTCTTTTCGGGTTTTCTTGCTAACTAAAAAATTACCTTCCTGTGGATAGCGATTGCCCCAAACATCATATGCAATCCACGCATATACTGTTTTCAGGCATTCTGGGCAATCCCCCTGGTAAATATAAACTTGCTTATACCCTTTAATATCAGAGATTCGATATAGTGATGATGGTTTGAATGGTCTGCAGTGCTCTATTAACGCCAATGCCGTTGCCCTCCTGTTTCCGGTGACAGTTTCACAACCAGCTGTACAAAATACCCTTCATTTTGCAAGCCTTTGAGCGGTTGTTACTCAGCCAGATCCGGCGCTCATTTCGCAATCGTATCGCTTCGCGCTATCTGTTGGAATGAAGTTTTGACAATTTGATTTTCTGACTTTTTTTGAAGAAAAAGGGGGCGTCCTTATGAACGCTCCAAAAATAAACTGATATTGAGATTTAGGAAACTGGATGGCAAGCAAAATGAACACATGTTGCTATACATAAACCTGCCAGAATTGCTAATGCAATACTCAGAACGTGCCAAATCACGATTCCACATCCTCCATCAGTTTCAGTAGTTGATTCCGGAAATTTTCCATAAGCTTCTGAGCTTCCATATATGGGTTACTTCCTTTGGTGCAGTAAGGACTGATTTTGACCTTTAACACCATTCCGCAGACGTGATTGTTGTAGAATTTCTCATCCAGCTGCATGTCAACCAAGCTCATAGTCTTATCTACCTCCAAAAAAAGCTATGACAAGATTTTGTGTTTCTTCATCCCGATGTTCTTCGCAAACATTAATGCTTGTACGCTTCCCTAATTCATCTGCGTCATTAAGCGTTCCGCCATATAGGGCTACGTTGCCGCAAAAGTTGCATGTATATCTAGGGGCCATTGTCTATTACCTCAAATTTCAACTGCATAACGTTCAATCCAAGGGCATTGATAACCAACTGGATGACCTCATCCTCCAGCTTCAGATCTTCAATTAAGAATCTGGGCAAGTCTTCGGGGTCCAGATAGTACCACCCTTGTTCAGAACCAGGATTTCTATACGCAATCACCCGGCCAGCTTCAACCCAAGCCCGCACCATATCATCAGTGATGAATGGATTTTGCTTGCGCAATAGCTTTGCTAGCTTGCCGGTAGTGATGCGTCTTGGCCGCATTAGTTTGCTATTCCTCTCTTTTCATTTTTAAAACGGAACATATTCTATTTCTTTCCTTTTGCGGTAAATCAATCAAAGCTCTGTATGCGCTCACGATTGATGCGGCCAGTATCTGAGTGTGTTTGTTAGGGTTTCCATAGCGCAATTGCCATTCAATATCACCAATTTCAGCACCGGCATGAGGCCAGCACATTCCATCGAAAGAGTAAAATATCCCTGATTGCTTTACTGTGGTGGGCATCTCTATCTCTCCTTTTAAGGCGTGAGCCTAAACGGTCCTTGAAAAACTGCTACTAGCCGCTCCGCTTTATCAATTTCAGGCTCTGGCGGCAAGTAACCGGCGTTGATTAATTGTTTGTTGGTTTCCGGTTGACGGCATTGCTTATCCGCAAGCGGATGTTGATGCGCCAGACCGTATTCCAAAAAGATTGGGCAATTTACACAGTTAGCATTGCTGTGATAGCATTCCGCGCCGGTTTGACTCCAATAGGATTGACTGTTTACGGTCATTGCTTCGCAACCCCTTTACTCAATTGAAAACTTGGAAAATGAAACTAATTCAGGACTACCACCTACTTCCTCAGCAAAAGATGGAACATCCCAAGAGGCTTCATCATCTTCAGGGATATCCAACCAAGCTTCCCATTCCTTTTGCTTAGACCTGGGTACAACATACCAGTGAGAATCATTATCTTGACTTAAAAAATAGGTTTCACTCATAGCGCAGCTATTCCTTCTCCTTCAATAAATATCTGTTATATTTCTCCAACAATCCCCTAACAAAGACTTCAGCCCGCGCGCGATCATCCAATAGCAGTACATGCACGCCATACTGCAGAGGGATGGATTGCAAAAATCCCAACATTGCAACTGGATTAACCTGGCTGAAACGAGGCATCATATTTTCGATCTTGTAGATGTTTGCCTCTATTGCCAGGAACGCATGCTTGTATGATTTCAGTCGCTCCAATTCAGCCCTGAAACGCGGTTTGAATATACAGCCCGCCAAATCATTCAACGATTTCCGCTCAATGACAAAGCATTCCTCATGTCCAAGGATTGAAATGTCACCTGTTTTCAACGTTGCTCTGATCGTCGGCCAGCCAGGGAAGGTGTATGGCAGTTGTTCCCGCGTATCTACGATTACAAACGGTTTGACGTGGACGCTCATTGCAATTGACTCCGCACCCGCTGAAGCTCACGCTTAAGGACATTCAGCTTTTTTTCCGTGAGGAACATTTGCAGAATGCCAGCCATAAAGAATGAGCATTGCACCCAATCATAATGGTGATTTCCGTAAAAATAAGCGCCCAGTATTAGGTTCAGGTAAATCCCTATGTTTAAAAGTCTCATTTTTGCTTTTCCTCATTCATTAACATCAGCTCGTGTTGGCACTTTTGACACACCATTGCGGATGGGGGGTTGTCTACTAGGCTTAATTGCAGGTATTTAAACTGCCTTTTCCTGCAAATAGGCTTTTTGGGTCTATCTACTTCCGCGATGTGATACTTTTTGTCAGCGAATTGTCTAATGAAATTCATGCTTTCCTTCCTTCTTTCTTCAATATTCCTGGTAGCTTTTTGCCAAGCGCCCGGAGCTTATCTTCTGTATTCAACTTCTCTGCCATTGTTCTTACCATTGCTTCAGAACTGATGGCGCGATGGAATGAAACAATTGCGCACTGGATGGCATCCTCAAATCGCTGGTAATCCCTCGCCTGGGTGACTGGATGAAATGGATTTTTCACGTTCGCAAATGGATTGATGCTCATGGCTAGTTAATCCCCTTTCCACAATCGCAAGTAATAACTTTGGACTTCACCCGCGCCAAGTGCTGCTGGAAATATGGTCTGAGCTTCGCTAATAAAGATTCCCGGTCCTCTGCCCACTGGCCGCCCAGAACCTGGATGCAGAATGAAACATTTTCCAACTGGAGCGAGCAGCACGCGCATTCCATCATCTCGGTGAAATGCTCAAAATCACTGGTCAGCTCAACATTCAAGGTGAGCAGCGTGTACCACATCCACCAGTAAAGGGTTCTAAAGCGATACAGGTAAGGCAAAGTACTTTTAAACTGGCCATTAAACGCAACATCGTCATATTGCTGGCGTAGTTTCCAGATGATGCGTATCGCCTTGTTTACATAACCTTCCAATGGAATTAATTTAGCGGTTACAAAATCCGGATCGTACTTCCTGTTGTGTTCTAGCCAGAAGTTGAAGTCAAAAAACAGACGCTCAGTATCAGTTGGCAAGCCTTGTTTATGAATTGGCATGAAATCCCCGGTTGCTTGGAGATATCTTTCCACCTCGATTGTCGGGTTCAGTGGCTCTTGCAACCTAGTGAAGTCGTATAACGCGCTTTTGGGCTCTACTTGAACACCCGCTACATTCTCATGGGTTTCACGGTTGATCTGGGCTGGGTCTTTCGGATTGGCAAATTCAAAATTCAACTTTCTTATCATCTTTCAATAACTCCTGTTGGTGCTCGAGTAAATTTTTCGGTTTCGGGCCATTTTTAGGGTTTTCTTCGTCGACTCGTCGACCAATTCCTTAATTTCGTATTTATTGTTTGGTTTTGGGCGGTCGACGAATTTTAATTTTTCAGTTACTGGGTCGACGAGATTTGTCGACTCGTCGACTTTTTTATAAATTGTCCAAAGCTGTTTCTATGGCTTGCTTGGTTAAGTGCACAGCAAGTTTTGTCTTGCCATTAACGTCTTTTACGTCTTTCGTGCAGCCATCTTTCCCAATTGCTCTTGTTGTTCGGAGTATTTTCCCAAGCCAGCGCGCATCCAGTTCCTTCTTTTTGAAATAACCTTCTTCGGCAAGACTTTCATGGGCAGCTTTTGCGAGCACGGACATAAAGTAATAATCTTGGTGCATTCCAGCCTGTGTAACCTTTTGATCCTCAATGAGTTGCAGAACGGTCATTAAAACCTTTGGCTCAATAGCGTTGTCACGTTCATTTGCTTTCCGCTCATTGGATTTCAGCTCAGCAAACCTCAAGAGGCGTTGGGTTGCCGAGTCACCAGGCGCAACCTGTTCGTTATCAGCCAACAGCGCGATGGCCAGCAACGGGGACCAAACCTCCCAATCTCGGTTTGAAATCTTTTCCTGTGCCGGGAATCCACGGTATGCTTCAGCCACCAAATAGAATTTAGTCAAGGCCCAGCTATATAAACGATCCCTGAGCTTGGCCGCCTCACCCTTCCATTGATCCGGACGGTGCGCCATGCTGACCAACTTGACAACCTCGCTGGATGGAGCCTTGAACATGGTGATCAAGATGGAGCGTGTCAACAGCGTCTCATTCAGCATGTTGATTCCCGCGAAAACCTTGGGCGAATAGACATTGAAGTAGGCAATATCCATCTCGCCGTTTTTACCTTTCTCAACCCGACTTACAATGCCGCTGGCCTTGTATCCACTGTTTAAAACCAACAATTCATCCTGATTTTCCGGCGTGCGCTTGTTAAACTGCTCAGCCTCATCTCGGATATAGGTGCTAAAACATTTTTCAACCATCCGAAACATGGCAGCAAGGCTCACGTTGGCAGCCATAATGGCGTTAAAGCAAACTTGCTCCAACAGTTCCAGCGTGTTGGTTTTTCCGCTGCCTGCCAAACCATTCAGTGAAAGGTACGGATAAGCCTGGAATAATCTAGCCACATAGGTTCCCATCGAATACAGCGCCAGCGTTTCATAGGTCATGGGATCCTCGTGCCAGATGTACCGCTTGAAATATGCTGTCAGATCAGCCAGCAATAAGGAGGTGTTTTCCAAAGGTGCACCATTTTTAAACGCCTGGATACCATCCGGTGACCAGCGCCCATTCACTACATACGGCAATGGCACGCTTTGAGGGTTGAAGTCCCCCTGATTTTCCAGATAGATAGATTCCGAAGTATGGCTACCTGTTTCCGGGTTGATGGTTACCTGAAGTATGACCGGCTCAAAGGAAGTAATCTCACTATCTTCCTCTTCAGCTTTTCTGGATATATCTGCAAATAGGCAGACGTGGCTTTTAAAACCTTCAAACCCGATATTGGAGGGCAGCTTTCCGCAATTTTTCTGGTAACTTTCACCCACCACTGAGTAGGATGGCGCGTTTACTTTTTTAAGTTTCACCCAGGCAGAGAAGGCTTCCCGAATCACCTTGACACCCAGGGACGGCAATTGCTTTTTTATGGCCTGGAAATATCCCTGGCGGCTAATGTCTGGCAAGGTTTCCAGCAATGGCCAAACCGTGGTCAGATCATCCGTACTCTTTAGCTTGGAAATCTTGTGCTCAATAATCCCCAGCGCGGATTGATGCAATGCTTGAAACGCATCATAAAAGCCAGCGCCAGAATTTTTGATATACCACTCATTGAAGTCTTTCGAGCTGTCAGGAAAAACTACAAACTTTACCTTGCAAGCAGGATTATGTTTCAGGATTTCGGCAGCCCATTTGCTGGAAGCATTTTCCCCTGCGGTATCAGAATCCCCGCAAATAAAAATTTCAGTGCAGTGTTTCAGCCGTTCCGGGTGAGTCATGCCACTGGTGCCAATAACACCAATTGCAGGAATGTTGCATTGATGGGCAATGACAGTATCGGGATGTCCTTCAAATAGCCAAACAGAATCTTGCAAGGCATCCTGATTATAAAAATATTCCGTAGACCTACCTTTCAGATGAAGATATTTAGGCTTCTCATCTTCCATCAATACCCGGCCACTGATATTCATCACTTTGCCGTGGAGTATCAGAGGGAAGGTGATCCGGCCAAAAAAGTAATCCCGATAATTTTCCTGTTTGTCTTTTACTATTAACCCAGCATTAACAAAGTCACTAAAGCTCAAACCTTCAATACTGCTGTCCGTTAGATGGTTCACCAGACTGCCATCCGCCATCCCAAGCCTGAAGTGTCGGATTGTCTTTTCATCAAACCCTCTACGGGAAAGCCATTGCATTGCCCCGTACATGGCAAACACTTTTTCATGGTAATAATTGGCAGCATAGGCCAGGGCCATTTCGGCTTTACGTTCCTGCGCCCATTTGGATTCAGATTCTTTGGAGCTGTCGCGCTCAAGAGAAATCCCGCATTGCCGGGCGAGTTCTTCCAGGGCTTCCTTGAAAGTTTTACGATCGCGTTGCATTAACAGATCAAAAACCGTTCCGCCCACATCGCAAACTTTACAGTGCCAAATACCGGCGGCGTGATCTACGTCACAGGACGGATGCTTATCGTTGTGGCCGGGTAGCGGACATTTAATCCGCTTCTTATCTGTGCCTAGCAGACTGCCGATGGGCACCATTCTTTTGATTTGATCGATAATATCAGTGCTCACCTGCATTCCTCGCACAATCTCAAAACACCACGGCCACAACGAGCGCAATCCGGCAGACTTTCCCAGCAATCCCAATGCATGACAATCCGGTTTTCAATGGCCCGATATTCACCGGGCAGCGCAAGGGATAACCCGCACGCTCTACAAATTTCAACCGGCTTGCGCTTCCACATGGGGCGCTCGCGGAAAGTCAACCAATTCATTGCTTTCTACGACTCCGTATATTCATCAATGAACTCTTGGAGATCATCCTCACCTGGCGCTTCCCAGTTCACAATTTGCCCAGTTTTAATATCAATATCTAATTCCAGGTAGTCGCCACCATGAATACCTGGAAAAAAATCAGGTACATACGATTGCTCGACGGAAAATACCTTATTCCCATCCACATCTAAAAAATCACCATTGAATCGGTCCGTTACCTTTACTTGTACTGATATTGTTTTGATGTTTACAGGTTTTTTAATATTCACTTCCATGATTTTCCTTTCTATTTCAATTCCGCTTTTTCAGCACGAACTTTACCGCTGGCAATACCCCCTTTGCGGCCTACCAGCTTTGCTTCTTCCGGTGTAAATTCATGGGCCTTTCCTTGCAAATGAGCAGCCCTTCCGCCCATACCTGCAATCTCTCTTTGTTTTTCTTTGCTCATGGCGGCAAATCCCCGCCGTTTCTTATCGGCCATTGGTCTATCCTCTCTATTTCAACAACTGGATGAGTTTAGGGTGATTGATATCTGTCACTTTCATGGCCTTGGGGAAGCTGGCCAGGATTGAATTTTTGAAGCCGCCCCCATACGTCAGGCGAGGGTCCAGAATGGCCACAACGCCAGTATCGGTTTTGGTTCTGATCAGTCGGCCAAAGCCCTGATTCAGCTTGATAGTTGCCGGGAATACTTGAAGCTCCATAAAGGCGCGGCTTTTTTTAGCAGGGTCTGATTGATACCAGTTGTCCCTGGCTTTCTGGATCGGATCTCCCTGCGGGGAAAAGGGTAGCTTGTCAATGATGACCAGCTTCAAATCATCCCCTTCAATGCTGATCCCCTGCCAGAATGAAGCGGTTCCCACCAGCACGCTGTTGTTGGTTTGCTTAAACCAATTGATCAACTGGCTGTTGGATTGGCCTGATCCTTGCGCTTTTACCGGGAACGGTAGACAACTGCTGATATGGTTGGAAATTTGTTTCAGCGCGGCATTACTTGTGGTTAAAATTAAGGCACGTCCCCGGCTCAATTCCACCAACTGAACAATCTGATCCAGCATCCAGAGCGTGTAACCTTTATCTTGGGGCTTTTTCACTTCCAATGGGGGTTTGGGCAGGTAAAGGACGCAATTCTTTTGATAATCAAATGGACTTGGGCAATCGAATTCAGCAGCAACAGACATGCCGATCCGCCTCCTGAACTGATCGAACTTTGGCAATGCAACCAGTTCACCATTAGGGCCAGTCTGGAATTGAGCGCCACTTTTATTCATGCCGAGTGTCGCAGATAGGCAAATCACTGGAATATCCGTGGCGGCAAATATGGTTTTATTCAGCTTATCCGCTACCCGATATGGGCACGTCACCACTTTTACATCCGTTTTAGTCCGTTCCACCCAGGAAACATATCGTTGATTCGGGGTGACAATGCTTAATGCAGCGGTGCCGGCACCTTTAATATTTTGAATGAGATTATCCTGGGCTTTGCGTTCCCGTGTATCCGGCTTGGTTTTGAACATACTGACTTCACCAGCCAGGCGGTTCATTGCATTTTGAAAGTCCAGTGTTAAATCCCTCAATCTTTCGCCTGGAATAATGATTTTCACTTCATCCTGCTCATCCAGCAGATTGCGATATGTGGTAAACAAAGCTGCTATGCTATTCGTGATTTCTATGGTTGCCTCTTCTGGCACTCCAAATTCCTTTTTTGCCTTGGTTAGATAATTAGCAATCTGCAAGGCGGTCAGCCCACTTTCCAATTGCCCTATGGCGATATCTTCCAGCTCGTGGGCTTCATCAAAGATCAGGGCGTGCGCTGGCGGAAACAATTCAAACTGCGGATTCAGCAAATCCATCAAAAGTAGATGAGTATTGGTTACGATAATGTCGGCATTTTTGATCAGCGCTTTTTCCCGGTAGTAATGGCATTCATTAAAGAAGGCGCATTTGCGGCCAGTGCAGGTATCATCCACATTGATTCTGGCCCATTCCTCGGCAGTAACATTGAAGGTAATTTCCTCTTTGTCCCCAGTCTCGGTATTGTCGTACCATTCCCGCAACTGGTGCATGCCCTTGCTTTCTTGGAGCAAAGTTTGATTACTGAAAAGCTTTTCGCCTTTATCCACACAGGCATAGTTATTCTTTCCCTTCGCTCTAGCCCAGCGCAGCTGTGGGAATAAGCTTTGCAGGAAGGGCAGATCCTTCCGGGCGTATTGTTCCAGCAAACTGTTATTTGCGGTAGCAATAATGGCCCTGCGCCCTGTGCCCAGAAATTCCGAAATGATCGCTCCGCCGACCGCAAAAGATTTACCAGTACCAGTTGGCGCTTGAGCGGCCAAGTGCTGTTTGTTTCTCAGCGCCTGGGCCATTGCCAAGGTCAAATCATACTGTTCTTTACGATGTTCAAAGCTTGGCAGTTTGGCGGCCAGCGTTTCATAAAAGCTGGCTACGCCAATGCCTTTCTTTGGTGCAGAATCTTGTAAGCCTTCAAAGCAGTTCAGGGCCATTATTTGCTAATCCTCTTCTCTCTATCCGGTGCCTTTTAAAACATTTCCACTTCGCCAATCGGGACTGGCGCTACAGGGATTGGATCGTCAATGTCATCCAGCGTGATTGTTGAAACTGGCGTTTCTACCACCTGGGCTTGGACGGGCATGGTTGGCGCTGCCGTTTGAGTCGGCTGGATCACTTCGGGTGCCGCAATAGTTACTTTGCTTTCAATTTGCTTAACTTCTACAGCAGGAAGTAAGCCAGCGGGACCAGGAGCGGAAGGCAGTGAAAGTTTAGCCTTGGGATTATGGGCGACATACATTTGTGCCCAATGTTCTTCAATATCTCCCCAGATCTCTTTGACTTTCTGCATAACATCAGGGCTATTAACCAGCTTGGGCCAATCGAACGGCTGTTCCGCTTTAGAGAAATCCAGCTTCTGGTATTTTTTTCCATCATCACTATCAAAGAATTTGCTGGGTTTCAGAGTCGTTTTGAAGAACCAAGTATTCACACGCTTCATGCCGGGGTTTTTCGATTGGAATACAGGTTGCTGGGCCAGCGCTTTAGAAAGAACGCTAACTTGATCTAGCCATGCTCTGGCTTCCATATAGGATGCGCCGGAAGCGGTGAAAATGGCGGTATGGTCTAGGGATGGAATATAAATCAAAGCTGAAAGGTAAGATTTGCAGGCATCCCTTTTATCACCGGCAAAGTTTTTCTTGTGGAACTGGCATGATTTGCAATCAACGCCAGACCAGCCAACTGCGTTAGCCCCATCCTGATTAGAGCCGCAGAAAAGCTGCTTCTTTCCATCCAACTCCGCATAGTATCGACGGTTGGGTGAAGAGGCCAGAACTACCACATCCAATTGAGGAAGCACTGCCCATTGCCCGCTTTCTAATTCTTTAATGGTGCACTTACTTTTGATTTCTTCCGGCAGATTATCTACGGATAAACCAATACCACCCAGGTAATGGACTGTGTTTTTCAGGTTAGGATCCAGCCCTAACGAAGCATCCCCTTGGATGAGCCGAGCGCGGTTGATAGAGTCGCGTTGCTCCTCTTGAACGTATGCAAGTTGACTTTCATCAACAAACCCAAAAAGACTTTCTAAAAAGTTGTCAGACATTTATTTGATTACCTCTCATTAAATAAGTGGACTGCCCGTGATTAAGCCCCAGGCGAAGCTATGTATTTACTCTTCCTTATCAGCTTTGGCGATAGCTTTTCCGAATTTGTAAACAAAAAATCCCACCACAATCACCGCTGCAAATACGGCCATATTTGGACTAATCAGGATGAATAAAGCCACACATAGAAGTATTTGATCGGAAGTGGAAAGTGCTTTGAATGTGTTTATAATTGTTTTGATCATGGTTATCTCCAGGGGTTGCGGGGTGGCAATAACGCCACCCCTTCCTAACTACTAATCGTTCAGAGCGCCATCAAATGCCTTGTAGAAGTCCACTTCTTCCAAGCGTTTAACATCAACAATGTCGTATTTCGCACCTGGAATAGCGTCATCCAACTTGGTCAAAAACTGATCCAGGCTAGCTGAACGCTGACCAACAGTAATGAAGGAAATGTTGAACTCTCGCTCATCCTTCACATCGTTGGTAATTTGGGCGATGGTAGACAACACTGCATCCGGATCGCTGGGCTCGCCATCGGTGAACAAGAGGAGAACCGTTTGCTCATTGGCTTGCGCTTTGTGCTCAGCATAGGCGGCAGAAATTACCTTATCGGTCATCGTGGCCCCTTCATAAGGAAGGCTCTTAATTTGGTTGATAGTGGATTCCAGATTTTCCGGTTGGACATCGGTGAAAGCATGTACGCTTACGCCAAAGCCATAGACGGAAACACCATCAGTGTCCCATTTAGAAGCTTCATTAACGAAGGTTTTGAACTGTTCCAGGGAGTAAGCCGTACGGGTCATTCCACCAGGGCAGTCAGACGATTGCATGGAACCGGAAATATCCAGGGCCACAATGAAGTCATCACCTTTATTCAGTTCCAGATTGTTAGCATTAACGATTGCAGTTTCAGTAGTCATGTTTATCTTCCTTTATTGATTAACTGTATGTAGCCAGGCTTGGGAATCGAACCCAAGAGCAAGGAACCATCCCTGGCAAGTGCCCCTTACGGGGCTAAAAGGATTAGCCAGCCAATGCGGCTACTTGCAGTAATTTTCGTGTGTCTTCCAGTTCTTGTTTTGCGGCATCAAACAGCGGTCTGTTTTGGCCCAAGAAAGCCCATTTGTCAGCGGCAATAGACGCTTTTTTAACTTCCCATTCCTGATCGGAACCTGTTTCCAGTGAATCAATCAGGTTTAGGATCAGCAGATAAGCATTCACATCTGCATGAATGTAGGCATAGGTTTTAATGGCATTAATCGCCAGCTGCGCTAAGTCGTCGGATTCCTGAGCAGTCATGAGCGCCATAGCCTTACGAGAACCCATCTCTTCTGCAATGGTTTGAGGTTGTTTACCGGCAAAGTGAGGCACAGAGGTTGATAAGCGCCGGAACCACTTCAGAACATTTTCATTAGCAGCGCGGGCCGCCATCTCTTCAGTTTTCTTTTGCTCTCTCTTACCAGGGGCTTTAGGCTGTTCCTGCGGAATTTCAGTGTTTGTATCAGAAGGTGTAGGGTTGGTGGTAGCCTTTGTTTTTGTTGATGCTGGCGCAACCAAACCTTCTAATTGCTGAACGTGGTTAAGGGCATTGGTATATTGACTGAAGGCTTCCTCTGTAGTTTCACCTTCCACCCAAACACCTACGGTGCGTTTGCCATGTTTAAAATCAAAATTTAACTTGGTAGACATTTACTCTCTTTTCCTTTTTGTGATCGACTTTATTTGGTGGTTTTTTCGGCTTTTATTTCGTTGTAGGCGATATCAATCATTTTTTCGAATTGATCAGGGCTTATCCCGCGTTCTTCGGCTTCCTTGCTCAATTTGCCCGCATCTTTTGATTTTCCTGAAAGCATTAATTTTTTTGCACGTTCAATTAAATCCCTCATAGTGGACTCTTCCTCTCTGATAACTCAGCTCTCTAATTCCGTTGAAAAATAAAAATACCCAGGCCAAGGCCAACCCCGGCCCAGGTATTAAGTATCGAGTGTTTAGTGTGGGAGTGTATTGGAGTGTGTTATTTGAAAATATGGGGTAAAACGTGAAGCCCGAGATAATGAGGCAGAATCAACAATGCTGCCAATGCGACATCAGCGGCCAGCTTGCTTGCTGCTTCTGCTTCACGGCGCAGCCTGGATTTTCTGCATAATTCAAATACTGCCGCCATCCTATTGGCTGCCTCGGGGGTAATGATGCTTTCCATACTCGTGCCTTTTGCAGCTTGCAAATAAAAAGCGGCTGCATGTTCTCTAATACTCATCATAGTTAGACCACCTCCTCTTGTAATTGATGAGCTTTGTTGTTACATTTGTAATTACTTGTCGACATTATGTTTACCTCAAAGGAATCTTCGGACTCAGAAAATAAGGACTGCATGTTTTTGTTGTCAGAATACTTACATTCATCTTCAAAAAAATAGTCAGTCGACTTCCCAAAAGCTGAAGCAAGTGCCCCTAAAGTGTTTGCCCCTGGAACAGATTTTCCGTCTCTAATTGCATATAGAGATTGAACTGATATCCCGGCAAATTCGGCAATACCTGACGCCCTGACTCTTGGGTCACCTAGAAGCTCGCTTAGTTTTTTATTTGAAAAGACTTTCATGTGCTCCTCTCAGTAAGAATACTTACATTTTAAGGTGTACTTACAGAAAGTCAATAGGTTACTTACAAAAAAAGAAAGTATTATTACAGGGTCAAAGGATGAGTATGCATGGACCTGTCAGAGTATATACAAAGTGAGCTTGCCAAAAAAGACTGGAAAGTCTCCCGTCTTGCAAAAGAGTCTGGAGTCTCTCATGTTTACATTGGTTACATTATAAAAAGAGTTGATCCCAATACAGGAAAACAACCAAATCCATCAATTGACAAGCTTATAAACATATCAAAAGCTTTAAATGTTGATGTTATGAATCTTGTACTTGCATATCAAGGCGTAGACCCTAGCAAAATTAGTGATGAAAATAATAATTTAAAATATAAACAAGCAATAATAAATCTTTTTGATTCACTATCTAAAGAAGATCAGATAAATCTAATGGGTAAATATCTTCCAGAATTACTGGCTGAAGCAAATAGAATAGAAGAACTAGGGAAAGAAGGAAAATAAAAAAGTGGCTTTTTTATTTCTTCTTGCGTTTTGCTTGTCTCCCTTTTTACTTATTATGTATTTTTTGAAATCTCAACCTTTTGTTATTAGTGCCTCCGCAACCAAAGAATCTAAGGCAGCTTCTTTTTCGCTTGCAAATATAGAATTAATAAATCCAGAAAAGGAACACAAACAAAAAGAGAAAGACGTGTTAATAGCTAAGCCTTGCACTGAGGCAACATCCAAAATAAAAAAATATTTAGATAATCATATCTCATTTCCCGAATTGGCTTTTGAACTAGTCCCTCTGGTTGGGCAATATCGCATTGCATGTATTGAAGTGGATAAAGCAATTCTAAAAGTGCAAGATGCTTATAATAAAAAAATCGAAAAACTAAAAAGCTCAAAAAAATATTTATCGTCTAATGACGAAGAAAAAGAAGAGATGATTGAAGCCTTGGAGGATGATCTTCTTTGTAATTATAACAATTGGCTTGTTGAGCAGTGCAGTTTGAGCGAATTGTTAAACTCAAAGTACAAAAATTACAATCTGCCATATGGATTAATTGATAAATACTCATACAAAATACTTGACATTTATTCTAAATGCTATTTCCAGAACAATAGAATATACTCAATTAATGAAAATAATAAAAAGCGAATAGATAGACTAATAGAAGTAGATTTGGCAGTAAATTTATCTAAGCTTGATTCAAATACTATTTTGGAAAAATTAAGCATAAAAAACATAAAATACATTCTTGGTGCCCCTATTCCAAAAGGATTAAAAACAAAAAAAGAATGGGTAGATTTCGCAGCTTTAGATGAGATGGTAGTAGAAAAAGCCAGAAGGCTTCCTGAGATCGTTAATATGGTTTACATTAAAGATGTTCCAGGCTTGGCAGAAATGGACGCACAAGAGCTAGTAGGGGCTTTAAAATATTTTCATGAATATGCTTGGGCTATTGCTTGGTATACAAGGTATAAAGCAGAAAGACGCTGGCCAGAACCTAATTTTTATCAAACATAGCTCCTGTCAGAGCAATTGTGGATCATGTCTCCTGTCCCCGTATCGTAAATAGATACGTGTAAAACCTGGATACCCGTGTCATAAGATTATACCCATGAATCAACTGGGTGAACTTATACGGGAGACTAGGAAAGCAAAGGGCATATCCCAGGAAACCCTAGGTAAACTTGTGAGTTATGAGCGTCCCAACATTCTGAATATTGAGGCAGGCAAGAAACCAGCGCCAGACGATTTACTAGAACGCATTGCTCAAGAACTAGATTTACCCTATAAACGTCTTCTTGCTTTAAAAATACTTGATCGAATAGACAATGAAGTTAAAGACTGGTTACGTGTTGAGTTGAGCCGCTTGTAATTTCTGCCTCTTTCTCAAATTTTTTAATAAACTGCTTACGAAACTCTCCGTCTTCCTTAATTCTCTCAAGTAAAATATCTGCAACGGCACGATAAAAGCCGTCTTCATGCATTTATGAAGCCCTCTTGGACATCTTATATGAACCGCCATCATGATTACACCAACCTACCCAATGGTGCAATATACTATTAGGTAGGTTTCAGTCTGTTCACCATCAAACCATGATAAAAGCTCAATCTCCCTTCAGTACAAACAATTCCTGAAGCACAATTCCCAGTGCTCCCAGCATATACAGAGCTTCGATTTATGAGCCTGAAGGGTGTTCTGGAAGAGGATGTGTTCTGGGAAGTAGAAAAGGCTTTTTACTCCACTTTTGGAGAGCTCTTCAACTTGCCTCAGAATTAAGCATAAATAGGATATAAAAAGCCCCAAGCATTGTTGAGCTTGGGGTAAAATAATTCTGCTTTTCTAATCCGCAGGATCGTACCACAATGACCAAAGAGGCAGTAATATACGCTCGCGTATCCACCAAAGACCAAGAGCGAGAAGGCTATTCCATCCCAGCCCAGTTGGAATATCTTGAAACATACGCGCAAAAAAACAAATTAAAAGTAGTTCACAAATACCAAGAGAGTGAAACTGCTGCCAAGTCAGGCCGTACCGAATTTGCCAAAATGGTGGCAGAGATCAAAAAGAAGTCCGGGCCTAAGATTGTACTGGTCGAAAAAACTGACCGGTTAACCAGAAACTTTAAGGATTACGTCCTGCTGGACGAGCTAGCCAAGGATTATGGGATTGAGTTCCACCTGGTCAAAGACAATGAAATTTTGGGAGCTAATGCCTCCAGTTCCAAAAAGTTGATGATGGGTATCCGCGTTGCCCTGGCCAGCAACTATATCGATAACCTGAAGGAAGAGATCTCAAAGGGGATTCTTCAGAAGGTTAAAAGTGGCGGTTGGAACTGGCGCGCCCCTTACGGTTATACGATGGTAAAAAAAGAGCTTCATATTGACTTGGAGCGCGCGTATTTCGTTCAGCGGGCCTTTGAACTGGCTGCAACTGGTGGGTACTCCCTTGATGCAATTGCTGAAGAACTGTATCAGTCTGGCCTTATATACCAGCCATCCAAACCCAAAGTCAGTAAAACCCATTTGCACAAGATCCTGAGGCATCGGATTTACATGGGGCAGATTGAGTATCAAGGGCAAATATACGAAGGTAATCATCAACCTATCGTTTCTGCCGACACTTGGCACCAGGCTCAACCCAAAGGCAGCAAAACCAGCAAAATTATCGGACAACATAAGAAGGCTTTCATGTTCCGCGATGTTATTACATGCGGTGCCTGCGGTTCTGTCCTCAGCGGAGAGGAAAAGAAAGATGGGCGGTATGTTTATTACCGCTGTTGGCAAGCCGCTAACAGGAAGTGTGACCAGCCCTACATCAGCCAGTCAGCAATCATAAAAGAGATTGACCGCTTGGTGGAGCGCATGCAATTTCCAGCGGAGTACAAGCACGATCTATTGGCTCTCGTTGAGGAGATGGAAGATCCCAAGATGAGCACCGCACATGAGGAAAAGAAAAAGGTTGATGCGCAAATTGCCCGACTGCAGGCTGGGCTGAAACAAGCATACAAGGATAGAACCCTGGGCATTATTGGCTTGGATATGTATCAGGAGATTCAAGCCGATTTTCAGACGCAAATGGATGAACTATATGCAACCAGGGCACGAATTGATAAAGCCGATGTCCCGTATTACCAGCTGGCTTGTGAATACTTAGAACTTCCTGAAATCATAGGCGGCACTTGGCAAAACGGAAATGAAGAAGAAAAAGCCATTTTGATGAAATTAATCACTTCGAACTTTTCCGTTACAAATAAAAAAGTGGTTATAGAGCTACTTTCGCCCTTTAACCACTTTTTTAATGATATGGATTTGACCAGAAAAGAAGCTTGGTGGAGCATAGGAGATTCGAACTCCTGACCTTCTCAATGCCATTGAGACGCGCTACCAACTGCGCCAATGCCCCGCAGGAGATTCTATTTATAACGTGAGTCCCGTTCAATTTCAAGACGGAATTCTTAATTGTTCATAAAAATGGACAAATGTAATACGTTCTAGTGTTCATGCTGAAGCCAGTCGGAGCATCCTGTTGCTATTGCCTGTGAGGGAATTGGAAGAGCGTTGGACTGTTTTAGCGTGGTAGCGTGACGCCTTCCAGGGCAAGTAAACTGGTCTTCAGGCTGGAGCCTACCGGGGCATTGCGCATAAAGCCACCCAGGCTACCTGATTTTGAGATGATCCGATGACAGGGAACTACGATAGGGCAAGGATTGCCACCGAGCGCTCTGCCGACTGCCCGGGTTGCACCTGGCTTATTCATGGCATTGGCGAGCCATTGATAAGGTTGGACTTGGCCATAGGACACGGTTCTTAACAGGGATAGAACTTCTTGGGAAAAGGGCGATAGATTTGAAAAATCAACCGGAATGGGTGTAAAGTCAACCTGATCCCCTTTGAAATAACGGCTCAACATACAATCGAGTCTTTTTTCCAGGCGTGTTTCAGGACTGGTCCTGGCTTCAGACGATAATCCATCCGGCAGGTAGTCCACGGACTGGAGTTGACTGTCGGTACTTTGTACTTGCCACCAGCCCCAAGGGGATTCCACACAAAAGTAGTAGGGTGACAGTTGATCAATGGGTATGCTCATGGGTTCAGTGTAATCATTTTGTAATGGAACTGGCAAGATGAAATCAAGCCGTAAAAGTACAATGACCTCTCATAGCGTTACATCTTGAACCCTGTAAACCGTTAGAGCAAGACAAGGGGCAGTATGGTCAATATGATTGGAAGCAGGACCTGAAGCGTCGATTTGACCTTTGCCTTGTTATTCATGGGTGCGCCTCCGGCTGAAGCGACTGCAATGACTCGCTGCATGCGGTCCTGAGGGTTCATATCCGGTGAAGTGGTTTTAAAGACCTTGTTTTCCAGGCGATCCAGGCGGGTATTAATCGGTTCAGACGGATAAGTGGTCCCCAAGACTTCTTTTTCCACCTCGTTCATGGCCGCAAGCATATCCGGTGTGGTTGCATTGGTACTATCTTTGGGCTGATAGGCAGTATTGACGGGTCTTCCATAACCTGGCATCGGGTTCATGCCTCCTGTCGTGGGACCTGCCGAAGCAATGGTATTCGAGGGATAATTCCCTGGGGTACCATACGCGGAGTTACCGTACGGATATCCGCCTCCATAACCGGAAGCCGGGCTGCCACCCATGCCGTTATAGCCACTGTAACCGCCGTAGTTGGGCGGTTGGGGATAGCCATAATTAGAGTTTCCTGGGTCTTGCGGGTCGGATTGATATCCATTGGCTACGGGTTGTCCTTGACCCACGTCTCCCAGCACCACCATGCGTAAATTATCGGTACGGTCGGCCAGAGAACCTGTTTGAGGCATTTTGAATACCTGCTTTTCCAGCCGGGCTAAGCGCTGGGTAATGTCTTCTTTAGGGAAGGTTTTGCTAAAAAGCTTCAGTTCCATTTGGCTCACTGTGGGGTAATCGGTTTCCCCTGGCTCTGGGCTTGCGTTTACCGAACCATTTGCCCCATTTGCGGTGCTTGGGGCAGGAGAGTTCGCCGGTTTTACAGCAGACTGACGGTTAAACCGGCCCGCGCTGGATGTGCTGGTGCCACTGTTAGAAGCAATCTGCTGGGGCGTGGTGTTTGAATTCGTCGCCATTGGCGCATTACGCTGCTGAGTCGGGTTACTGATCGGGCCATTCCCTTTATTAATGTTATTGTTGCCTGCATTGCTCTGCGTTTGCGTATTATTGGCGTTTTTGGCCATAGGGGATAGCGGGCCTAATGCCTTGGGAGAAAGCGACCCTTGCAGCTTCGTGATACGAGCCTCAAGGCTGGTGCCGGACTGTGCCTGCCCAAATACCGTTTCTTCCAGCCGGTTCACCCGATCATTGAGGGCGTCCTGATCATAGTGGACCGCAAATAAAGTATCTTCCAGCGATTGAACGGCCTGGATTTCCTGATTGGAAGACATGGCCGCCTGAGCGGCTGGAATTCCGCAGGTTAAAATTACACTCAACCATAAGGATAGTTGAATCAGAAAAATCGTTCTGCTTTTCATGCGTTTTCTGACCCTCTCTTTCCCAAACATGACTGTTTTGGAGCATTTTTGTTCCATATTCTGGTCTTTTGAAGCTCTGTTTCCGCCATTAGGGTCTAGCTTTAGTCTAACTTAGGGTCTATCTTTTTGCTTCCATCTTTTGAGCGGTCTTCGTTGGCTAAATGCTATCGAAATGGGCTAGCCCGGCGGTGGTGCAGTGTTTGAGCAACCATCGCCTAAGATATTGAATTTAGCCCAAAGCCAGAACACTCAAGATTGGCGCATCTCCATTCTACAATCTTTTTCGGAGAAAAATGATGAGAAATTGGTAATTTTCCATGATTAAGGGTTTACCGGGGGCCAATATAGGGGAATTGAATGTTAATTGGCGGTTTCGATCGGAACATGACGAGCACTTGCTGGCAACTACCCTTCCTCTTAGTCTGTTTTTTGCAGAATATGTTATGCTTTTGATGAGGAAGTCAGGCGGCAGGGCTTAATGAGTTTTGATCCCCTCAAGGCAAAAGTTCTCAAAGGTAAATACCAGGTTACGAAAAATATCTATGTAGTCTGCTATTTGTATATTGTGGAGGCGAACCAGAATGAGGTTCGGACCTTCATTAAGCTGAAATCGAGCGCCTTTACCAGTATCCCGGCAGGAACCACGATTTTGTTCAATATGGGGAAGTCTGGTTCATCCAAGAGTGACGCCTACAACGTTTTTTCAGCCAAGGTGAAGGGTGTGGAGGAACAGGACGGCCAAACCTTGCATGTTTGTACGCCGATTCAGAAAAGCGAGCGGCGTAACCTGAGAGCCAGTGAACGCCGTCCGGTGCATTTTCCGGTTGGCATGAGCAATTCACAGGCGATTTTTAATGCTTTGGAAGGCAACAGCCAGGGTTTGACCTTGCGTTATTCGGCGAATCACGCCATGGTCAGCCTGACGTTGGACCAAACCTATGAATTCAAGGTGAACCTGAAAGACGAACTGTACTGTTTGCCTGGATCGATTAGGCATATTCAGTACGATTGGCAAACGCACCAGCATCTAATCGGTGTGTACTTTGGCGAATTGAATAAGGATCAGGCCATGATCCTGAATCTTCTGGTTGATCCGGAATATGTAGTTCCCATCTCCAATAACGCTTCGGTAGACAGCGCCGCCGGTAAAATTTCCTTGGATGTATAGTGCTTTTTCAGTAACTCAGTAGAGATGGAAGGGTGCAGTACATCTGGAGAAACGTTATGTTGTTATTATCTTATTATGGATAGTGGCCTATGTTGAGCATCCGAAATGGATATTTACGAGCATTTTGCGCTTTGCAACCAACTCGAACCCACTTCAATAGGGTCTTGACATTTGTCTGGTGAGTTATTTAGTCTTCTTGTAAAAATTGGATTTCGAAACAGATAAAAATCTAAATAAACCTTTGGGACTTCTGAATAATCGAGCTTTTGAAGCTGAATCACCAACAAAAAGAGCCTCATGAACACTTGAGGCTCTTTTTTGAGTTATTTAAGCTGATTTTGTCC